TCTCCGCGTTCACCAGCAACACCTGGGAGTCCTTGCTCTCCACGCTCTCCACGTTGACCAGCAACTCCTGGTTCTCCGCGCTCGCCTCGTTCTCCACGTTCTCCACGTTCTCCTCGCTCTCCAGGAATACCTGTAATTCCTTGTTCGCCGCGGTTGCCTTCTTCGCCCTTTTCGCCATGCTCTCCCTTTTCTCCGCGTTCTCCGCGTTCTCCAATAGGACCCTGTATTCCTTCAGGACCAGTTTCACCACGTTCTCCTTGGTCACCACGAAACCCGCGAGGGCCTGTTGGACCAATTTCTCCTTGTATACCCTGCTGCCCTTGTAATCCTGGGACAAAATATTCTCTGTGGAACTTATCTTCTATATGTTGGATAAGTTCTTCTCTAACTTGATTGGCTTCTGATTTCGCAAATTTTGAAGCGACAGATAGGATCTTTGCTTTCTCTAATTCGGTGTTGGAATTTTCCGCAACAAAGCGGCGGCGCAACTCGTCGGTTTCCGCTTTAGCAAACTTAGAAGCTATTGAAAGGAGTTGAGCTTGTTCTAGTCCCTTCATCTCTACAGTGCATCCTTGATCTCTTCCATGTCCTCTATATCTTCTTTAGACACCTTTTCAATTGCGCGAGTCATATTCTCAATAAGGCGTTTATCTTCTTCGCTAAGAGGTTTCGGCACAAATGGTTCGTACTCTTCCTTCTTTACCGAAGCTTTCTTCTTAGTATCTCCAGAGACTTTGATCTCTACTTTCTGTGTCTTAGGTGCAGCAGCCGCAGCAGGTTTTGCAACGGCCTTTGCTTTATCAGATGGTTTATTCTTAGCACCTAATGCAGCCGCTTTAGCATCCAACTCTTTGCCTTTGATTTCCATGTCCTTCATGTCCATCTGTTGCTGAGTTTTCTGCATTTCTTGTTCGTGGTCTTGCTTCTGCATCTCTAATTCATTGCCCATTGGATCTGGCTCAGATGCAATCTGCTTATCCATTTCCTCAATTTCTTCCTCAGTCTGACGAAGAACATGCTTACGAATCCATTCAACCGAATAATACTTACCAACATACTGATCCACAACCTGTAGAGTTGCAAGACGTTGGTTAAGAACTTCCTGTTCCTTCATTTCTGAATAATAGTTATCGCGCTGGAAATCATAGCGGATATCATTCTTCATGTCCTTCCACTCTTCACGGGTCATTACACCCTTGAGAACAAGCTGGATTTCTAAAAGATGGTCAAACAGATGTGCAAATCTATGGCGCAGACGGTCAATGAATTTTGCAAACTTAATTTCGTCGCGTGAGATTTCTCCCTGACGACCCATAGAGAATGTGCCTTCTGGCTCAAGACGAGACACAGGAACGGATAGGGCCTTGTATAGTTTCTTTTTGAAATACTCAACGTCATCCATCTGCCCAAGGTTTTCACCACCTGGGAGTGTAGTGATTTCAGTACCACGACCACCTTCACGACGTGGAAGCCAATAATCTTCCAACATCGTCATGAACTTACGAGTATCTTGAACATCACCAGTTTCAGCATTATAGACAAGACGGTTCTTATGACGAACCATCATATCACGGACATACTGCTCGGCTTTTGCTTTAGGCAAGTTACCAACGTCAATGTAGAAAATACGACGCTCAGGTGCGCGAGCGAGACGATAGATAACTACCGCATCTTCCAACATACGCAACTGATTGAGTGGCTTGATTGCCTTATGAAGATGGGAAAGAACCATACGATTACGATGATCCATGATGCTACTGTGTGTGTAGCAGATAGAATCCTTAGCAATCTTTACGCCCTGTGTGGCTGTACCAGACTGAAGGCCTGTTACATTATAAAGGAAGTATTCTTCATATGGAGGAACGATAAGCTTCGCATTGGTACCAACGATTGGTGTGCGTTTGATTGGCTGACGGACTTTGCGAATGCGTCTTGGGTCAATATAGCGAAGCTCTTGGATACCTGCGCGAGGGTTCTTGATATCAACCATGATATGATAGAACATACGGCCATCAACGTACCAACGACGAAAAATGTCATAAGCTAAATTGGAAAAATCCAATAGCTCAAGGACATTTTTAAATTCTTCTTCGATTTTCTTTTTAATTGATGCTGGTTGTTTTAGATCATCCATATCCAGCGATACGGGTTCAGCATTATCATCTGTAATGATTGCTTCATTTACGATATCATCAATGGCTGCTTCTACTTCCGGATACAACGCCATTTCGCGATAGCGGGTTACTAGATCCGCTTCGCTTTTTGCAGTACCTTCGAAATCGACGTAAGTGCCGTAAGCACCGCCTGGCGCAACTTCAATTGCGCCATCGGTATTTGGTGGAGGGGCAAACGATGGTATCTGTTCGGCCTGTCTGACCTCAGATGTATCGTCCACCTTTCCAATACGGAATCCAAAAAGTTCAATCGCCATTTATTTTCCTTCAAGGTCTAATCAATTATATAGGAAAACTAAAGCGATCTTAATCGTCAATCAAGTTGCCGAGTAGGTCGGCTTCAACTGACCAATAATCGTATGCGAACTCCACGGTAAATTCTTCAATCGCGTCTGTTGTTTCCCAGTTTAGATCAATGTTTGAAATGTTTAGAGGGAAGATGTTGTTAAAAGTGTATATGCGTGTAGGAATAGCCGCATCACCAGCCGCTGTACCAGAACCATATACACCTGTCTTTGCGTAGTGGCGAACAGTAGCGCGTGAGCGATATGCTGCTTGACCAGACTCAAAAATAAGACCGGGGTCACGAAGGTTATTTTCGTGGCTGTTAATTGCTGCTGACCAATCTTCAAACGCATGACGGATTGAGAAATCTTCGTCATTCATAATAGTTACGGTCCAATTGTCAAATGTTCTGTTACCAGCCATCTTGACCTTGCGACCGAAGTAGGGCACTTCAATTTGCCCTACTGTTGATTGTGGAATCGACGAGGCTTTACAGACGAATCGAAACTGTGCTTCTGCTGTAGGATTTGCTAGTCCAGCTGGGAGTGTCAAGAACACCTCAAAAAGAGATGCCCTTGCGCCACCGTATGGAAGTCCTAGAGAAGCGAAAGTTGTTACATTAAAGGGCATATTATTTGTCTCCCTACCTTTTCTCTTTATTTATTCGCCAAAATTAGAACTTTCCTACCACTTCAGTGAAATCTACGCCTGTGCGTACAGCCACGAAGTTAAGCTGGATAAAGTTAATTGAACGAGCTGGCTTAATGTAGATATCACCAATGAACTCGTTACGGTCGATAACTTCGCCTGTGTTGTTTGTTTCGTCGCAAACTACACGGAAGTCTGTGATACCACGACGACCCTGAACGTCACGAAGGAATGGTTCTACCATGGCCTTGAACTGTGCGCGTGTGAATGCGTCGTTGAATTCAAACAGTGTGAACTTAGCAGCGGTTGCAATAGCCTTTTCAAGAACAATGAATAGACGACGAACATTGATGCGATCAAAAGCTGATGGCTTAGAAAGCAATGTCTTGTCACCGAATAGGATTGTACCCTGACCCGGGAATGTCACAATTGGATTGATACCGTTCTTGTATAGCTGGTCGCGATCGGCCTTGCCTGGATTGTAGGACATCTTGATAACATTCTTGATGCCACCACGATTGTAACCAGCTGGTGACCACCAAGGATCGCGATCATTGTCCGTACGAACCATAAGACCAGCAGTATCACCATTCGAAGGAATGTAGCGATACAAGTCATTATACTTATCGTACTGGTATTTCCAACCAGAATCCATAATTGCATATGAAGTTGAAGGAAGAAGGTTACGATACGCAATAATGTCGTTCTGTTCTTTACCAGAATAGCTATTGTTATTTACGCAGTCGCTATAACGTGGTGAAAATACAGCTACGCAATCCTTACGATATTCAACAATGTTATTGATGATGTGAATGGCACGTGTCTGAGTGGATGCACCAGAAATAAGTAGCGAAACATCAACATCTTCGGCATTACGGAAAAGATTATATCCATTAATATAATCTGCTTCGCGCGGCTGAGAACCATCGCGACCTTTACCTAGTGACGCATTCTGTGGACGAGAAGCCGCACTTCCTGTAGTATTGTTAAAATTGATAGATGCTGCAATCTTAAAGCCAGTTCTAAATCCATTAGGATGACCAGACCACCAAAGCCATCTAGAATTCTGATTGATGTAGTCTTTATAGTAGATGTTTGTGCCGTTTTCACTACGAGCATCAATGGCTTTTGATAGGCCTTCATGAATTTCAAGAACTGTATTGGCAAATCCACTAATACCACCATCCTCGTCAGCTATAACGATATGCATTTCATCGTTAGTTGCGCCGTGGCGAGAAGCATCAGCGGATGTTCCTGGTGAATTGCTGACTCTGTTAAAGAATTCCCAACGACGAACGACTGACGACTGTGTAATAGCATTTCCGATATAAACATTCTTTAGTGTGATGGTTTTACCAGCTGCGTTAAGACCGGATACTACTACTTCAATTTTATCGGGGCCCGCAAGAAGAATATCGCCTGGTGTCAACACCAAAGCTTGGTTAGCCGATGCTGTTGCTGTTGTTGAACCGTTAGCAAAAGCAATTGTACCAGAAAGTGTTGACTGGTATGCGTTTGCAGATCCACACATAGAAACTCTGATGTTGTTGCCTATAACACCGGGATACTTAGCAATCCAACCACCAGTTGATGCAACGCCGGTAGAATAATTTAGCCCGTAGTCTTCTTCATTCTTGATGATGACGTTTGTATTGTTATTTGCGTTAGCATGTGCATTTCTAGCAACAGACGTATCGGATGAGCGAGTTGATGCGTTTGCATCACGAACCACGCGAGTTACATACAATGCATTGCCATAAGACAAAAAGTTTGCTGCTGTGAAGAAATCTACCGCTGTGTTTGAACCAGGCTTAGTAAAATTAGCAACAAGCGTATTTTCCGAGTCTGTAAGAACACGAATGCCTATTGGACCCCAAGAAAAGTGTCCCGCAAATGCTCCTGTTGTACTGCTGACTGCCGGAATAATCGTAGTAAGATCAATCTCACTTACGTTAACTCCGGGAGAGATTTGAAATGGCATAGACTTATCTCCTCTATAGACGAAGGTATTCTTCGATTTATTCTTGTTCTTTTATTTATAAAAACGAGGCTTTTGTTACCCAAACCGAAAGTCGCCAAAACCCATTCCAGTTGGTATTGGATCGTCAATAGCCTCTATTTCTTGTCTACCATCGTCTATAAATCCTACCGGAAGTAAGTCGTCATGCACATCCTTCATAGTTTCACGAGCTAAATTTTGCCTAATGTCACTGTTCATTAGGTCTTTGAAATATGTCTGCGTTATGAGCCACCCAAAAAGAACCAGAGTCATAGCCAAATCATCGTGGCAACCTTCTTCGGCTTTGTAGGTGTCTTTATCCTCTACGAATGTCGTCAGTTCCTCGATTGTATCAAAGTCGGTTATCAGAAGCTTATTACTCTCAATAATCGTCTTCAAGTTTGAACAGCCAATTTTCTTGACCTGTTTCGTGGTACGCACACCGAAGGCCGACTTAGCTGAGAATCCACCGCCAACTTTGATAGCTTTTCCCTTAGAGAACGACGCTATCACATTCTCATATTCCAGATCCATGAACAGCGAATTTACCACCTGTTGACCAATATTATTAGTTTCACCTAGGACATATGCGTTATTGTACCAGCGAGCAAACCGATAAACCACATCTGGAAACAGAAGTGGCGAGACGTTTTTGTCCCTATATTTGGCTACCTGTCGGTACGGCACCTGTGATACATCAAAGACGGACAGGGCTGAGTAGTCGCCGCCGACACCTTCGGACACATCAAAGACCATAATATAGGATTTGTTTGGATTTGGTAGCTCATAATAGTCTAACCCAAACTTATCTTTTTGAGGGCGAACGTGCGTCAGTTCACGGAGCTTTACTGGGTTAATAAGAGTACTGGATGAACCGATGAACTCGCACTCAAATTCCTGACGGAACTGTTCTTCACTGGTGTTGGCAATCGTCTGCTTCTTCCATTCTTCGTCGCGGCCGGGCACGTCAGCCCAATGGATCTCAACAGGTGCATATTCACTATTGCCTTCAATAGCATCTGTCCACATACGGTAGAAATGATTCATACCGAGAGGTGTGGAAACGATTATAATCTTAGTCGTCTTACCAGATGAAATTGTAGGATAAGTAGACGCAAAGAACGCATCCGCTAGATTGCGCTGGACGTGCGCGAACTCGTCAAGGAAAATCAAGTTGAATGAGCCACCGCGGATAGCACTGGATGACGTAGCAGCAGCGAGAACCTTTGATCCATTCTCTAGTTCAATGTTGCCTTTGTTCCAGACGACAACGCCCTGCTGAAGCCAGATCGGAAGATATTCATATGCAAGCTGAAGTTTGGCTAATAGGTCACGCGCAAGCGCGCCCTTGTTCGCGAGAATAGCCACATTCTGTTGGTCTGTGAATAGAATGAGCCAGAGGATATATGCGATAGATGTGGTAGACTTGCCGACCTGACGAGGGAGTTTACAGATAGAAAAGCGGTTGTCCGCAAACGTGTGGAGCATCTTCGCTTGAAAGTCCCACATATTGAACGGCATAAGGCCGTAATCCACGTTGACGATCTTGACATAATTACGGGCAAAATATTCAACGTCTTTCGCGCATTTTATATACTCTTCAACCTGCTCTTTGGTATACTGAATAGGCACTCCATATCGTTTAAGATTTGGATTGCCGAGATACGTCTTGCTCATTTTTTATTTTTCTTAGGATTAGCAGCGGCTTTGGCTACAAGTTCTTCAATTGTTGGCTCACGTTTTACTTTTTGACTAGGCGTAGGAAGAACGAGATTTGGATTTCGGATTGTGTCCTGTAGGATCTTTTTTAGCATCACTTTCTCCCGTTGATTAATTGTTGCAACTCGGATGTGCTGCCAACAAAAATCGAATTATTAATTGTCTGTGGTGTCGGATCTTTTTCGTCAACCCGCTTTAACTCTTTTAGTTTCTTTTGAATGTCCAGAAGATCCTTATTAGCATCCACCAGTGTTTTAATTAACTGGCCTACCACTTCAAACGCTCGAGGATGCTCGGATGTTTTGGCTACAATAAGAGCTTCTTCCAGAGCATCGCTACCCTGGTTAATAATCTGGTGTAGGTTATTTCTTGCTGTAGCAAAATCGCTATCCAGATCGGAATCAACCTGGATGTGTTTCACAGGTTGAACCATTGCAGGAGATTCTGTTGGCAAATTTAATGCCTCTTCGATGCTTTTCTCAAATATAGTTTTGTCACTCATCGTTACCTGTTCTCGGGTTGTATTTCCATCCATCTGTGAAGAAGAATGTGTTGGATGCAAACCCGTAATTTGAATTTGACGAAATCTGCGAATATGGAATAGACGCTGCGCTGTTTGTCGTTGGTGATCCGTTTGCTAGAAGGCCAGGAGTCACTACCACACGCGAACTGCGACCCGTGCGAGCAATATCTTGGAGAGTAATTTTTCCAGAAGAGTTTGCAACCACACCAAAATCCACCTGTGCGCGTTTGATAACACCCTGACGACGAACTGGTCCGTAGAAATATCCTTTAACTGTGAAATCAAGCGTGTAAATAATAGCACGACGGTTCTCAAAGCTACCATCATATGTATCTTCAATTGAAACCGTATTGAGAACGGTAGGAATATCCATGTTGATATTCATGCCAGGAATTAACTTAACGGTGTTAGTCCACTCAGGGCCAAAATACGGCACAATCTGTTCTAGAACCTGTGCGCCATCGTCTGCGTTACGCACATACGCATAGAGATTGAATGTCATATCATATGGCACTGGCATATGCTGGTAATCAGCTTTGTTATTATCTGATGTGACTATGATGTTTTTGCCTTTAGTATTAAGACGACGAGTGCCATCATAGTTGAGTGTGGTCATTTCAAATGCAAGACGAGGTAACTGAATTGAGATTTGTTGATCCAAGTTAGGATCTTGTTCCGTACGAGTCAAGAACTTTTCTTTTGGACCATATGCGATAGGCACCGCAACCGCTGACGCAGTGGTGCCATCTTTATTATATTGCTTGACCACGATATCGTTGAACATGTTACCAAACATGATAACATATTTTCGCAGTGACTGGTGGTAAAACTGTGATCCGAACATTAGTACCTATCAACCTCTGAGAATGGATTGCGTTCACTGAAGTCAATAAACTCCAGTGATTTCTGCGTGAAGTATTCATTATTGGCTGTTAGTGTCTGTACCTCTATGCGATATTCATTCAACATGAATCCGCCATCTTCGTTCATCAGATATGTGCCATCTTCCAGCATTGTCTGATAGATGAGGATATTCTGGTCATAACGTGTACCAATCGCGTCAATATCAGTGTTGCCAGTAGCAATAGCATCTGGGCCAATACGATCCACGAGTTCGCAATTCAAATCGTATGTGTATAGTTTACCGTGCTGGTAGAAGATAGCCTCGTGTTCAACAAACTTGATTTCGTATAGCTTCTTATTCAGTGGAAAATAGATCCAGTCGCCTTCAAATGGACGAGGTGTCGTAATGCTATAGTTGTTGCCATTGCCAGTTTCCAGCATGATACACTGGGTATTGCCCCAAGCATTCGTATCAGCAGTTTCTACCTGATAATTGTAGCCAACTTCTGTTATGAGTTTCTCGGTTGTGATTTGATTCCAACGCTTACGAGCCATCGTAAACGTGATGGAGTCATTGATCTGGAGATTAAACTTGGATAGGAAATCACCCTCACCTTCAAACCCCTGGACATTCTTGACATATACCTCAATGTCAATCGCGTCGTCAAACGTCGATGTTGGATCTTCACCAAGAAGTGGATCCACATTTTGAAGTGTGCGCGGCAAATACTTTACGTCCAGACCATAAATCTTAATCGCTTGCACGATAAGATCCTCAGCAAGATCCTGCTGGCGCCCGTATGTGAATGGTCGGAAGTATTTGTTTGTTGTCATTCTTAGCCGATCATATCCGTAACAGGCAAGCTATAGTCATTAATCAGCGATGCTTCCATCGTTGTTATCATATCGTTTGCTTCTTCCCAAATCTTCTGTCCATTAAATGTAATACCACCAGGAAGCTGCATGCCTTCATATAGCTTTAGATTCTCGCCCCACTGGCGCTTCACGAGCGCGGTCGCGTACTGTTTTAACCATGAATCGTTCCATACATCCGTATATGTGTTCGGATCCAAACTTGCATATCCATCCACGATAATACTATATCCTGGCTGTACGTCGGTGGACCATGTCATGTCAATGTGTAGGGTATTAGTGTGGCGATTGAAACGGATAGGTTTTTTACCGACAAAGATTTCTTCCAGCGTCTCGATGTGGCGCATAGCCATAACATATGGTGCCACAGAAACGCTGGTAATATTGAATAGCTCGTTTAGATGAAGCTGATAGCGGACATTGAACATACTGGTCGTGCTATAGCTATCGCCGAGATCAAAGATACGGGTAACGCCAATGATGCTTTCCGGAAGTGTGAGATAGCGATTAGTAATGTCGGTAGGAGTAACCACATGCCTATAGAGAACATGTTCGGTGCCATCATAGTGGTAATCGCGGTACTTTGCAATAGCGTCGTCGATACGATCTTCGACCTGCTCGTCATCCACATTGATATCAATAACTGGCGCTCCGAGGCGGCGCAGGATATAGTCTTTGAATTCCTGTCTTGATGCTGGAATAGCCATTTATCACTCCGAGTTAGTTCTGCTATTTATGTTCTTGACTATTTAGTCTATATAGTGCTATGATTCGTTTGATCGCAATGTTCTTTATTGGCTTCATCTCGCTTGCGGCTGCGGCGGCTGAGCTAAAAATAATCACTCCATCCAATGACGATAGCTATAATATCAACGCCAGAATTCTATCCAGGCATCTCGGTAAATACTTACCATACAATCCTACTATAACTATTCAATCCATGCCAGGCGCTGCGAGCTTAGTTGCAGCCAACTACCTGTACAATATCGCACCGAGAGATGGTAGTGTTATTGGCATTGTCTATAAAGAGATTCCATTCGTTGGACTATTGGGCGGTGAGGGTGTCCAGTTTGATCCAAATCATTTCAACTGGATTGGATCTGTAGCAGACGGGCGCAAGGATGCTGTTATTCTATGGGCCAATGAACCGAAGTTTCGGTCAGACTTCGTTGTAGGTGCTGAGGGTGCCACATCAGGCAACATGGCTTTGTTTGTCAACAGAATGCTTGGCACCAATTTCAAGATTGTCGGTGGTTATCCTACCACAGGTGCTAACCGTCTCGCGCTTGAGCGCAAGGAAGTGGATGGAGTCATCTATAGCTTGATTGGTATCAAAACGCAAAAGCCCAACTGGTTACAGTCAGGCAGCGGCATCTATCCAACGCTCCAGTTTGGCAACGGTACGGCCCGTCTACCAGAATATAAGGAAGTTCCAGCACTGGTTGAATATGTAACAGATGACAAAGACAGAAAACTCCTTCATGCTTTTGAATCCCAGTTCATAATGTTGCGCCCATTCGTAGCACCGCCTGGCGTGCCAAAAGCTCGCATAGATGAACTACGCAATGCGTTCTCAAAAGCAATGGTGGATGCTGAGTATGTTGAAGATGCGCGCCGTGCAAACATAGATATTAATGCTATCAGCGGTGCTGATATGGAAACCATGATAAAGACTCCAGTAAATATAGAAACGCTCAATAGCCTCAAACAGATTTATAAGGTAAAGTGAAATGTTCGAACATGCTCTATTTCCTACACTGTTAACCGAATTTGAATATCCAGAAAAAGATGCGTTCAAAAATGCTTTTTACCAGGGCATCTTCAAGTATATGTCACCCGAAGGATACTCAAGCGAGTTCACTGGCCATGTGAATATCCACCATGAACCATCGTTTGAGCCATTCTTCAAGTTTGCTTCAGATTGCGTCAAGCAATATATCGCAAGACTT